GAGTGCTCAAGATCGTTATACTAAAGTTATTGAGTCTCTAGTTAATGGTGATGAAGCAAAAGCTTCTGAACTTTTACACGAGGCTTTCGTTGAACGTGCTCGTGAAATCTGGGCGGATCTAGTAGAAGCTGATGAAATCGTTGAAGACGATATCACAGACGAACTAGACGAAGAAATCGGCGATGAAGAAGCCGGTGATTTCCTAGATGACCTCGAGTCAACAGAAGAAGAAATTGAGTCAGCAGAAGCATTTGAAGGCGATGATGAAGAGCCTGAAATGGACATGGATGCAGATATGGATGCAGAAATGGAACTTGCTTCAGATGACGAAGGCGAAGAAGAAGGTGAAGAAGAAGCACCAGAAGAGATTGAAGCAGAATTTCAGTCAGTTCAGGATGCATTAGACGACCTTAAAGCTACATTTGCAGAAATAATGGGCGACAAAGACGAAGAACCAGCTGACGAAGCTGTTGCATTTGAGTCTGAGGAAGAACTTGAAGAAGCAAGCGAAGAAGAACTAGAAGAATCAGAGGAAGAAGTTGATGAATCAGCAGACGACTCAGACGAACAGCTAGACGAAGCCGCTGAACTGCAAAAAATTGGTAAAGACAATGCTGTACATCCAGTGGATATGCCAGCAGGCGATGATGGTAAAAAATCACCAGTTGGTCCAGGTACTAAAGAAGTCGAATCAAACGGCGGACCAGTATCAACAGACACTAAAGAGCCAGCACCAGTCAAAGTAGCTACAGCAAAAGACATGGGCGTAACTGGTCCAGGTGATGTCAAAGACATGAAGCCTGCTCCAAAGCCAAAGGCTGAGTAAAAATGCTAAGAGAACAACTTTCATACGAACAAGCTAAAATTGTAACCGAGGCCAAAGAAGATGGCAACGGAGGCAAGAGCCTGTATATGGAAGGTATCTTTGTACAAGCAAATAAACGAAACCAAAATCAAAGAATCTATCCTGGTCATGAGATTAAAGAAGCTGTTAACAGTATTAATAAAAGAATTGACGAGGGTTTTTCAGTATTAGGCGAAGCTGACCATCCTGAAGATCTACAAGTAAATCTAGATCGTGTTTCACACATGATTGAGAAGATGTGGATGAATGGTGATGATGGTCACGGCCGCTTAAAACTATTGCCAACTCCAATGGGAAATATTTGTAAAACTCTATTGGAATCTGGCGCAAGGCTAGGCGTATCAAGTAGAGGTGCCGGTGAAGTTGGACAGGACGGTGTTGTTAAAGGTTTTGAAATACAAACTGTAGATATCGTTGCAAATCCAAGCGCACCAGATGCCTATCCAGATCCATTATACGAAGCTATTATGAACGGTAAACGTGGTAATATCTTAATGGACGTGGCAGGCGCAACTAATCATGATGCAAAAGCACAAAAGTATCTCCAGGAAGAGGTACTTAAACTTATTAACAACCTAGACATTAGGAGAAAGTAATGGCAACAGCAATAGAACAACTCCTAAGTTCAGAAGTTCTTTCGGAAGAAGTACGCACTACACTTTCAGAAGCGTGGAATGCTAAATTAGCAGAAGCACGTGAAGAAATTACTGCTGAGTTACGTGAAGAATTCGCTACTCGTTATGATCAAGATAAAGAGCAGATGGTGGAAGCACTAGACGCTATGGTATCTGATACGATCACAGCAGAGCTTAAAGAATTTGCAACAGACAAAGCAGAAGCAGTAGCCGCTAAAGTAGATTATACTAAAAAAGTAGCGGAACATGCTAAACTTCTAGATCAGTTCGTTATGGAAACACTTAAAAAAGAAATCCAGGAACTACGTGATGATCGCAAACTACAAGAAGGAAACTTCAGTCAGTTAGAAGACTTCGTAATGGAGCAACTAACAACAGAACTTAACGAATTTCATCAAGACAAGATGGACCTGAATGCTGAAAAGGTACGTCTTGTGAAAGAAGGTAAGGAAATCATTGCTGAAGCTAAAGAACAATTCATCTCTAAAGCAGGCCACAAATTGTCAAATATTGTAGAATCTACATTAAAGACAGAATTAGGCATGCTTAAAGAGGATATTCAGCAAGCAAAAGAAAATATGTTTGGTCGTAAGATCTTCGAAACTTTTGCCGCAGAATTTATGAGTTCAGATTTAGCAGAAGGCAGTACAGTGAAATCACTTACAAAAGAACTTGAAGAAGTGAAACAACAACTTGAAGAATCACGTCAGCAAGTTGCCGAGAAAGAAGACCTAGTGAATGAAGCAAACAAGAAAACTTCTCGTATCGTTGAAGCCAACGAGAGAGCAGGCGTTCTTGCAGAACTTCTTGGTCCTCTATCAACAGAAAAGCGTGACCTAATGGCTAACTTACTTGAATCTGTAGCTACAGAAAAGCTGAAGGTACAGTACAACAAGTATTTGCCAACTATTTTAGAATCTGATTCTAAAGTAGCAAAGAGTACGCAAACTTTAAATGAATCTCAGAAGACTGAGATCACAGGTAACAAGGCTCGCACACAGGATACTGATAGCGACGCTGAGATTATTAACCTAAGAAAATTAGCAGGTATTAATTAATCAGGAGATACCAAAATGTCACAAGCACTATTTGAAAATTGGGACGTAACAAAAGGCGCCCTAACAGACGGTTTGGAAGGCAACAAGAAGCAGGTAATGGAACAGACTCTTGAAAATACAAAGACGTATCTTCAAGAAGCGGCCGCATCAGGCACAACAATGTCAGGTAACATTGCTACACTTAACAAAGTTATCCTACCAGTCATCCGTCGTGTAATGCCAACAGTAATCGCAAACGAACTAGTTGGTGTACAACCAATGACAGGTCCAGTAGGCCAAATTCACACACTTCGTGTACGCTACAGTGAAACAGCTGGCGGCGTAAACGCAGGTGATGAAGCATTATCACCATTTGCAATCGCAAAAGGTTATTCAGGTGATGCGACAGCAGGCACAGCAACAACAACTTCAGCAATGGAAGCGGAAGCTGGCCGTAAGATGTCAATTCAGGTCCTAAAGCAGACAGTCGAAGCAAAGTCACGCAAGCTATCAGCTCGCTGGACATTTGAAGCGGCTCAAGACGCACAGTCAATGCACGGCCTAGACGTAGAAGCAGAAATCATGCAGGCACTAGCTCAAGAGATCACTGCTGAAATCGATCAGGAAATCCTAACAAGCCTACGCACACTTGCAGGCACAGCAACAGACACATACAACCAAGCTGGTGTGTCAGGTCAAGCAACATTCGTTGGTGACGAACATGCGGCTTTAGCAGTTCTAATCAACAGATCAGCTAACCTAATTGCATCACGCACACGTCGTGGCGCAGGTAACTACGCAGTAGTTTCACCAACAATCCTAACTGTACTACAGTCAGCTACAACTTCAGCGTTCGCAAGAACAACAGAAGGTCCATTTGAAGCACCAACAAATACAAAGTTTGTAGGTACACTAAATGGTACAATGCGTGTATTCGTAGACCAGTATGCGGCAGACAGCACAGACATTCTTGTAGGTTACAAGGGTGACGGTGAGATGGACGCGGCGGCATTCTACTGCCCATACATCCCACTAATGTCAAGCGGCACAGTACTAGATCCAAGTACATTTGAGCCAGTAGTTAGCTTCATGACACGTTATGGTTATGTAGAACTAACAAACCAGGCTTCATCACTTGGTAACGCGGCTGATTACCTAAGCAAGATTGCTGTTAACTCAGGCAACCTTAGCTTCCAGTAAG